ACTTGTCGCCCTGTGCCGTTAGAGCCTAAGCCCACGCCAGAACCGCCAGAGTCAGTCACAGTTGTAGGAATTTTTGCACCTACAAAAGGTTCATATCCCCCTAGCGTAGCTTGTTGTGCAGCGGTCAATGACTCAAAAGCACTAGCTGCTGTTCCCTTAAAACTTTCCAATGCTTTGGCTACTGATGCGTTAGAAGGTGCAACAGATGCAGTCATGCTAGGGATCTTGATCTGTCCTAGTAATGCAATAGCGTCTTTAAGATTTTGTAGGTTAATTAAATCCTTTGGTAATAATGTGTCAAGAATGGACTTAATGTCCATGAGTTTTACATTTTGCTGACCTAGTACCCCTAAGACCTTTAGATCCTCATTAAGTTTCTTGGTTGCAGCAGTAATGGCTGCTTCATCCTTAGCAGCAATAGCATCTTCAAGGGCAAGGATTGACTGCTTGACATTCAGGCGAGCGGTATCGTTAGCAATCTGCAAGACCTGTGATGCAGTAGTTGCCTTTCCTAATTGCTCAGCCTGAGAGGTTAGGGCTGCTGCAATCTGGATCTTGTCCATGTCAAAGACTTCGCTACCCTTGTTAAGAGCAAGGTTAGCCTTGTCAATTGCAGTAGCAAGTCGTTTGTCCTTTAGGATCTTGGCTTGATTAGCAGCTTGAACGCCTGTAAGTTTTGCCATTGCCGTAGCATTCTTTTTAGCAATTGCATCTGCTCGCTGAGTATCCTGTGAGGATACAGTCATTGAGATGTTACCGAAACCTTTACCATCACCGAATAAACCGCCAGATGGAGCAAAAAAACTAGGATTCTTAAAAATGTCTTTTGTGATCTGGATAAACTTTCCAGTCTCGCGCAAAAAGCCAGCCATTGCGTTGGCAGCTCGATCGATCTTACCAATTAAGTCATCGATTGAAGATGAGTTAGATGCAGTCACAAAAGCATCTACTAAACCTTTGCCAATAGTTTCTTTAGCGTTATTTCCTGCAACAGTTAATTTAGCCAGTGAACCTGCATAGGTATCTGCTGCTGTTGTTGCCTGACCTGCAAAAAGTGTCGATAGGCGTGCTTGGATTTCCTCAAATGATGAAGATGTAAGTTCTGCCCTTGATAGTCCAACGCCTAAGCGACCAAGTGCTTGAGTTTGTCCAAGGTATGCTTTTTGTAAGCTTTGTGAAACCTGTGTGAGGCTCTTACCTGTACCTGCTGAAATGTCTAATGCAAGTCCGAGCAATTCTTGAGACTTGGTAACATCACCTGTTGCACGAAGCAACCGATCCATGGCTGGACGAAGCTCATCATCAAGCACGCCTGTCTGCAATTCGAGCCGAGAGATAAAGCCATTAACTGTGCTGGCATTTGAGCCGTAAGCAAGTCCTAAATTCTTAAGAGTTTGACCTAATGCTCTGGCTGCCTTGTCATCTTCTGCGAATGCCTTAACGGATGCTTTACCGAATGCAAGGATTTGTTTAGTACCGAATGCTAAAAGCAAGCCACCTGCTAATTTTTTGACACTCTTATTAAGTTTATCTGTTGAAGTTTCTGCTTGCTTGAAAGCCTTTTTACCCGTAAATTCTGCGGCAATGTTAATGGCTACATTACTCATGCGGCTCTCCTTACATCTACGATGGCTGTTCTACGATTAAACTTTTGTGTAGTGTTTTCAATAGATTTAAACACGGCGGCATTAGCGCGACCTTGGGTTTTAGCCCATGCTCTAAAGATTAAACGACCCATCATGCGATGATCCCCACGGCGATTAGGTCCATATAGTTGACCTAAGTTAGAAATAAACTGATTACCTGCATAAGGATTGTTAGAGCGTGAAACACCTTTAGACGCTCCACCTGCTTTAGGTCCGACCCAATCCTGACCTTGACCATTCTTACGACCAGCAGTCTCAAAAATTGCACCTTGCATAGATTTATTCTGTATGCGTATTGCATTAACAAAACCTGCTTTATTAGGTTTTGATGCTGATGTTTTATAGATAATACCTCTACGGATCTCCGCAGCATCATACTTAGGAAAGCGCGCACCCTTAGAGGTTTCTCGCTTAGTCCAGCCAGACATAGGCGATGCTAATGGCACATAAGATCTAGCTTCATTAACAATAGGCTTAAGAACTGCCCCAAGCTCTTTGTTCAATTCTTTTGCCAAATCAGGTGCATAAGTATTCAAGGCTTTCTTAAGAGCGACCGCGCCTACTACCTCTGTTGGCATCGCTCACCTCTTTCGCTTCATCTTTAAGCCCTTGCACTAATGCATCGAGCATGACCTTGTCTAGATCTAACAATTGCTGTGGCGCGATTCCCAACCTAATGCTTAGCCTAGCGATTAGGTAGGTGAATGGAAGATCGCGCTTTAAGCTAAAGGGTCTGAGTCTAGAACCTCGACACTCTTAAGTGTCTCGATAAACTCAATACCGAAAGGCTTAACAGTTTCACCTGATCTGCGTGTTACTTCCCATGCTAACCAATAGACATCGCTTTGCTTTTCTTCATCGCGAAACGCCTTATGGAAGCCCTTTTTAGCGTACTGCTCAAACGAGTACTCCACCGCTGGGGTGATCTCGCCTTCAAGTACGCTTCCATCCGTACGAACTATCTTTAGTTTTGCCATGGTTTGCCCCTTTGTTAGTTTTTTAGAATGTGCCTGTAGTTGCTACTGCAACTGTTGAGTTACATGTGAATGTAATTGACTGTGTGCCAATATCGCCTACAGCACCATTGATGTCTGTGGTGTTATTGACAAGGATTGAAACAGTATAGAGAGGGTTAGTCGCTGAAACTGCTGTTCCCTTTGTCTGTAGGAATACTGCTGTGACTGTTGTTCCCCATGCAGCTTGTAGTGTTGCCAATACATTTGTTGCTGCTGTGTCATTCAAAAAGTCGATAGTTACAGTAGAAGATTCCAAACCTTTTACAAATTTGTGAGAGGTATCACCCATGGCACTTACCTCAAGCTCATCAAATGTGCGGTTAATTGTTACTGCTGTGACATGGTCTGAAAGATCGACTGAGTTAATCTTCACACCTACATTGTTATTTAGAAATACAGCCATGAGATTATTCCTCGTCCTTCTTAGTAGTTACTGGCTTTGGTGCTGTTGGTGCTACCTGCCCGATTTTGATCAGGAAGGCTTCGTTTTCTTTTTCCCACTCGGACATTTTAGCTCCAGCTCGTTAGGATTGATACGGACATCTCGCAGCTGAGCAGTTCCCCGCTTGCAACATTGAGAATACTTGGTGCGCTGATTGCGCTTACATTATAGGTCAAAGATGATGCTGCGAGCTTAGCGAACACGCCGCAGATAACATCCTCAATGCCGTTAAGATTGCCTTCATTATCAAATAAAGGCACAGTCATAATAATCTTAAAGTTAGCCATAGGGCTGATTGTGATGTGCTGATTGTTGCTCGGTGTCAGATAAGGATCATCTGGAGACACGATCACAGAGTTAGCAAGGACTGTTGCAGGTGGAAAGGCAAAAGTCTGCCACTTGGCATTATCTACTAGAGCAGTTGCTAAAGTGGTTCTAAGAGTAGTGACGGCAACAGGCATCAGCCCACCATCGAACGCGGATCAAGTGCGTGAGCGATCAATCCTCGCACCTTAGCGAGAAGCTGTGCGCTCATTCGGTAAGGGCTTGGCTGGAAATCGACAGCGTTACTACCTGAAAGGGTTGCAGTACGCGCTTGCCAGATTTCAACAGATATCATAAGAGCTGCTTGCTGGACTGCCATATCGGTTGTCCAGTCTGTGTAATTCGTAATCGATACAGATCCGTAAGGATAAATCGGATGATAACCCTGAGCAGTAGTGTGATTAGTATTCACGCTAATTGAAAAACCATTAACGGCTGTAATTGTTTTAGTGCCGTTATATGAACTGCCTGAGTTAGCAATCGTGACGCTTTGACCTACATAAAAAGTCTCGCGAACATTGTCATTAAAATATAGAGTGCCTGATCCTACTGTGTTTTCGTGTGCAACTGTGAACCATTTTGGAGCCCATAACATTGGGACTAGAACGGCATCCGCCGCATCGCATACTTCCTGCAAAACGGCATCTGTGTACAGGGTGCCGACTCCAAGTGTGGAGCGTAATTCACTTACTGTCGTGAGAGCCATCTTGTTTCCTTTCTAAAGACTCTGGGGAGTAGAGGGCTACTACTCCCCAGAGCGACTTAGTTACCTAGTTATCAGGTTAGGTTAAACCAGTTTGCGCCTGCTGCAAGCTTTGTAGCAAGTGCTCCCTGACCGAATAGTAGAATGTCTACAGTTCCGTCTGAGTTAACATTAGTACGAAGCTGCTGACGAGCACCCTCGTACCATGTGTAAGCATCTGGGTTAATAACAGCCATTGAATAATCTGCTGTTCCTACTCCACCAGAACCCTTCATGTAACGAGATACACGAAGATCAAGACCTGCAACATTACCGCGCAGGCTTGTTGGTGAAAGTGCTCCTGCATTATTTTGAGGATTTGCAGCGATGTAAATTGGTCGACCAGCATCATTGTATGACATGATGTTAGCCCACTGCTCTGGTGTGACAACCATGTTGCGAGCAAAACCAAGTGAAGCAGAATAAACTGCTGCTGCTGCGCTTGAAACATAACTTAGCAAACCTGTTGCTGAGTTAGCCTGTGCTGTTGCGTTAAGAGTACCTGCGCCCTGAATAGCAGTTGTTACAAATTCTTCAGTATCTTTTGCGTAAGCGTATTCCATCTGGACAAGAAGCTCATCTAGAAATGCAGGTGTTGAATTTGTTAGCAATTCTAGAGTAGTGATTGCGCGACCCTTGAAAGACTTCTTTGTGACTGTGATAAATGATGCTTCAAGTTGTGAATCTGTAACTGCACCATTCTCATCGATCTGATCGACTAGAGGCACTTCAGTAATCTTAGGCAACTCAAATGTTTTTCCAAATTCTGGCATTGTTCCGCGAGAAACTGAATCAATCATTGGGCGATCTGCGT